ATCTCTAACATCGTGTATAGTTTGCGGAACTTTTCCAAGAATGTCAATGGATGATGTTTGTCTCACCAAATTTGAGTGTTGCTTTAACTGCTATATTCAATATGTTGAGGATAGAGAAGAAAGATGGTTAAAAGGATGGAGACCAAATAATGGCTAAGAAAAAAGAAACATCGTCAGTATACGAAATTATTCAGGGGCTTTCCCAAGCAGCCGCCAACGCATATGATGGCGCCCTAACAGAAGACGGAGAGCCGATCAAGGCCGGCCTTCAACGAGAGGAAGGAGATCCTATCCTCGACCAGCGAGTGCTAGATGGCTTTAACGTGGCGTTTTATGGCAACATGATGTGCTTAACGTATCAGTCTGAAGTTCAGCTGAAAGAAGTCCATGCCAATGGGTTTGAGTCCGACGTGGATCAAAGAATGTCGGACATCACATCGTGGCTTAAGAAAGAGTACCGCAAGGTAACCGGAAAGTCAGTGACCCTCAAAGAAGAGGGCGAGATTGATGTGATGGTGCAAAGTACCTCGCGCGTGCGCTCGTGGGTACAAGCAAAGAAGCATTACAAGATCAGCGGCCTTAGTGATGAGATGCAGATTGCCGCTGAATCGAAGGACACGCTAGACAAGGGCTGGAAGTCATTCCTTGATCAGGGTGGCTGGAAGGGCAAGCGCCCGAAGAACGATACTCGACCTAAGAACTCTGGAGAGTAAAGATGAATATTTCTCGTAACGATCTTTATCGCATTATTCTTGAGGAGTATTTGCTTGGAGAAGGTCTCCGCGGCCATGACGCGGCAGAAGAACTCCTCAAGAAGATATTGGGGGACAAATATAAGCCCCCCGAAGAGCGAGATCCCGCGCGATACGCAAAGCACCACGGCACCACAGAGCCAATGGAGAAGCCCCACACAGACACGGGCGAGACAATACCAATTGATATAGATATTCCATCAGACGACGCCCCAGAGGGCGAATATAGTGGTTTCCAAGATCGCTCAGGCCCACCCTTAGAAGATCAGCTTATGGATTTAATCCAAGGGATGCCCCCAGAAGAAGTGGCTGACTTGTTTCAGGCAGTATTTGAGAAAATCCCGGGTGTCGAATTGTCGAATCCAGGCGACGAAGATTACCCAGACGAAGAGACACTCTATTCCCCCGGCGCCGAAGGTCGACCAGTTGCTGGCTTCCAGCTTCAAGAACTTATGGGGTTTATTCGAGAAGTACTTGAAGAAGGCCATTACCACGACATGGGCGGCGAAGACGAGATGTACGACGCATTAGATCCTCACGGATTTAACAAGATGTCTGATGCGCAGATAGTTGATCAAGCTTGGAAAGATGGACTTGAAGAAATGATTGTGCTTGATGGTGAAGGAGACCTCACTAATAGAGAAGAGGTATTAGCGGCCATGAAAGATGTATGAGTTTTCAATTAGACAAAAAGCAAAGAGTTAAAGAAATATTAAAATGCGGTAAAGATCCGTCCTACTTTCTTAAAACTTATGCCCGCATATCACACCCGATGCACGGGTTGATTCTTTTTGATACGTATAACTTTCAAGATGATTTGCTGAAAGACTTTAACGATTATCGATTCAATGTCATCCTTAAGGCGCGCCAACTAGGAATCTCAACGATTACAGCCGGCTATATTGTCTGGATGATGCTGTTTCATCGTGATAAGGCTATCCTTGTTATGGCAACCAAGTTCGCCACCGCGGGAAACCTCGTCAAGAAAGTCAAGAGTATCATGCGCAACCTACCAGATTGGCTTAAGATTGCGACAATTGATGTCGACAACAGGACATCCTTTGAACTTTCTAATGGTTCCTCAATCAAGGCTGCTTCTACTTCCGGCGATGCTGGTCGTTCTGAGGCGCTGTCTCTCTTGGTGCTTGACGAGGCTGCACATATTGAAGGGTTAGAAGAATTATGGACCGGTTTATATCCCACCCTATCAACCGGTGGTCGATGCATCGCCCTCTCAACCCCAAATGGGGTCGGCAACTGGTTTCATAAAACGTGCACGGATTCCGAATCCGCGGCAAACAACTTTCATTTAACAACCCTTCCTTGGGATGTGCACCCAGACAGAGATGAGACATGGTACAAGAAAGAAACGAAGAACATGTCGAAGAGACAGATTGCGCAGGAGCTTCAATGCAACTTCAATACTTCAGGTGAAACAGTTATTGATCCAGAGTGTATGGAGTGGTTACTAACAACGATTAAAGATCCGAAACACCGCACTGGCTTTGATCGCAATTTTTGGATTTGGGAAGAGTTCGATCCAACCTGTAACTATTTAATGGTAGCTGACGTCGCTCGCGGCGATGGGGCAGACTATTCAACATTTCATATTATTAAGTTAGAGACGCTGGAGATCGTCGGAGAGTATCAAGGAAAGCCAACATTGGATATGTTTGCCAATATGTTGAATCAAGTTGGCCGAGAGTTCGGCAGTTGCATGCTGGTGGTTGAAAATAATAATGTTGGGTACTCTGTGTTGGACAAATTGACTGATTACGCATATCCCAATATTTACTACTCTATAAAGTCCACCCACGAATATATCGAACAGCATCAGGCTGAAATAAGAAACAGCGCGGTGCCCGGGTTCACCACCTCTATGAAGACGAGACCACTTATAGTTGCAAAATTAGAAGAGTTTATCAGAAATAAACTAATTACTGTGTATTCTGCGCGCCTAGTCAACGAGATGAAGACGTTTATATGGAGGAATGGTAAGCCGCAAGCTATGAAAGGCTACAACGATGATCTAATAATGGCATTAGCAATCGCATGCTGGGTAAGAGATACAGCATTACAGGTAAATGCAAGAGATTTAAATTATCAAAAAGCCTTTGTGGATGCGATTTACACGACAAAAACAACGATGAATACACGAATTAAAGGTCAAGATGGCTACAAAAAAGATAACATCTTTGATAAAATGTCCGAAGCAGACAAAATGTATCAAGAATACAAATGGATCATTAAGTGAGGAAATAAATGGCAGTCCAAGATAAAAACCCCAAGAACACAGAGGCAAATCTTTTTAAAGCTTTGACGAGGCTCTTTTCGGGCCCGATTATTAATTATCGTTCCCAGTCCGGCCGCCGAATCAGGCGCCAACATTTAGATAAGTTTTCTTCTAGATTTAAATCTGCCTCTGGACAACAGTTTAAGAAGTCGTTATACAATCCGCTCGACACAATTGCAGCGAATGCGATTCAGAACCAGAGGCGCTCAGAGAGATATGTTGATTTCGATCAGATGGAATACATGCCTGAGATAGCCTCTACTATGGATATCTATGCGGATGAAATGACGACATATTCTGATTTGCGCCCAATGTTAAACATCAAATGCTCGAACGAAGAGATTAAAGCAGTCTTGGCAGTTCTCTATGATAACATTCTTAATCTTCAATACAATCTTTTTGGGTGGTGCCGCACGATGTGCAAGTACGGAGATTTCTTTTTGTATATGGACATCGATGAAAAGTATGGAATACAATCAGTTCTCGCGTTGCCTCCCTCAGAGGTTGAGAGATTAGAAGGTCAGGACTCTACAAACCCAAACTACATCCAATATCAGTGGAACTCTGCCGGCATAACGTTTGAAAACTGGCAAATCGCACACTTCCGCATCCTGGGTAATGATAAATATGCCCCATATGGCACCTCCATTTTAGAGCCGGCCAGACGCATATGGCGTCAGCTTACTCTTATGGAAGATGCTATGATGGCTTATCGAGTTGTGCGCTCTTCCGAACGCCGCGTATTCAAGATTGATGTGGGTTCAGTTCCGCCCAACGAAGTCGAGCAATACATGCAGAAGATTGTGACACAACTTAAGCGACACTCTGTTGTGGATGCTGATACTGGTCGCGTTGACTTGCGATATAACCCGATGAGCATTGAGGAAGATTATTTTGTTCCTGTGCGCGCAGGCTCCGCGACAGAGATCTCTACGCTAGCCGGCGCCCAAAACATTACAGCGATTGATGATGTTAAATATCTTCGTGATAAATTGTTTTCCGCACTTAAAGTGCCGCAAGCATATCTCTCAATGGGGGATGAAGCCTCCGAGGACAAGACCACCCTTGCACAAAAAGATATTCGTTTTGCCAGAACCGTACAGAGACTACAAAGAGTGGTCATCTCTGAGTTAGAGAAGATTGGGATTATCCATCTTTATACTTTAGGATTCCGCGGCGACGATCTTCTTAGCTTTAATCTTTCCCTGAACAACCCATCTAAGATTGCAGAACTTCAAGAGATCGAACACTGGAAGCAGAAGTTTGATATTGCCGCTTCCGCTACCGAGGGTTACTTTTCTCGTCGCTGGGTGTCTGAGAAAATCTTTGGTATGTCTCATGAAGATATTGCCAGAAATCAGCGCGAGATGTATTTTGATCGCAAGCATGATGCCGCGCTACAACAGGTTGCAGAAGCTGCAGCCGCGGCAGAAACCGCCGGCGCCCTTGGTGGTGATATGGGTGGCGAGATGGAGATGGGTGGCGAGATGGAAGCCCTTGGGGGTGAAGAAATGCCCGCCGGCGAAGCCGGCGCCGAAGAGCCTGCTGGTGAAGAGTCTGCATTGCTCGCTGTTCCCCCCGGCTCACGTGATGCTCCACGGCTAACTCCCGGAGCGAAAGGGAAGGTATATCAACCGGTTAAAACAGATAAGCGCAAGAGCGCTGGTCCCCGCACCCGCTCATACGCAGGGAAGAGAAGTGCTGAAAAAAGCAGCAGCACCATCAGAAATGTATTTCCAGGATCTGAGATCAACACCATCCCTTCGATAAGCAAGGGGATTTATGAAGAAGAGCAATCTATTTATAGTTTGAGAGAAAAGACCGAAGAGGAAAAGTTATTTGAAGTTAGTGATTCTGTACGCAATCTTTTAAAGAGTATGGAAGAAAAAGATCTATTAACGGAGCAGAAGAATGAAACTAAGGCACAATAAAAAAAGAAATACGGCGTTTGTTTACGAGGCCCTTATAAGAGAGGCGACTGTAGCTACGCTGAGAGGCGATGCGCCAAAAAGAAATAAAATAGTTCAAATCATAAAGAAGCATTTTAAAAATGGAAGTGCCCTGAAGAAAGATTTGGATTGTTATCGCTCTTTGTATGACGGCCAAAATTTAGAGCCTTCAATCTCAGAAAAGATTATTAAAGAAGCGAAGATTGCACAAAGGCTTATAGATCCGCATGGGTTGTTTAAGCAGCAAAGTGCCTTAATCGCTGACGTGAACAAGGAAGTATCACCGTCCGTGTTTGGAAATTTTGTTCCCAACTATAAGACGTTGGCGACGATATCTCAGATATTCTCTGGGCGTCTTTCTCCCAAAAGGTCGGTCGTACTAGAGAATCAATTAATCGCGAACATGTCCAAAGAGACAAAGAAGCCCCAACAGCAAGGTGTCGACGAAGTTGTTCTTAAGGCGTTTGTATCCAAGTTTAATGACAAGTATCTCGGAGATCTTATAGAAGAGCAAAAACAGCTATTGTCTCACTATATATCTTCTTTTGCTGATAACTCAGTAGAGCTTAAGATGTATTTAAATGAAGAAATCGCCAGACTTAAAGGCGACATTGCGAAGGCAAAAGAATCACCAGAGATCAAGGAAGATAAAGAGATGAGAGAGAAGGCAGATAAGATTGTTGCGAAACTTGATGGATTTGCTAATCAAAATATAAATGAGTCTGTGTTGCTCACTGTGATGAAAACTCAAAAATTAGTTAAGGAAATTTATAGTAATGCCGATAGTAATTAAGGTTGGACCCAAGGCGAATGAAAAAAAGGTCACGCTAGAACTAAACATAAGAAAAAGTCTCAGCGGCGATCTCATGGTGTTTGATCACGGCGATATTGATATCGTTCTTTCTCCGGCCAACAACAAAGTTGTTGCTTTTCCAAAGGATACCATGAATGATTTGGTTTATGGTGCCCAAAATAGACTTATGAGCTTTTTAAGAGAAAGAGGAATTCTCGTTGGCGAATCAATCCAAGCCGGCGCCTTTTATGGCTCAGTAGAGGGAACGTTACAAGAAGCGGTAAATGAAAACATTAGCGCCCCAAAGTTAGCGCTTGTCAACATATCTACTTTCATTGACGAAGAGCGCCCGTACTTCGAGAATATAGAGGCTATTGTTTCTACGACTGATGACGAGATGGTGCACCCCGACAAGGAACACTCAACCGAACTGGGAGAGGTGCCGCAATCAACCGAGCAAGGCTCCATCCGCCCGGGCTATATACGGGATCCCTATTCCTTGAATTATTTGTACACACTATAGAGGTATTGATGGAAATATTATATTTTGTTTTGGCGGCCTATGGGCTCACCCAGGGCATAGTTTATGGGAAACTTTTCAAAGGCATAAGGCCAACGACCGGCAAGTTAGGAGAGCTTTTTGGGTGCCCAATGTGCATGGGTTTTCATGTGGGTTGGTTTTTAATGCTACTTTCTCCGTTTACAGAACTATTTAACTTTGATATAACCGTTGTAAATTTCTTTATTTTAGGATGGTTATCTTCGGGAACCTCATACGTTCTCAATATGGTTTTTGGTGATGAAGGGATAAAACATGAACACAAACATATGGACTCAGAAGTGGATGCTTCAGCCGGTCCGACATTGCTGTAAAGGATCTTAGCTGTGGGTAAAGTATTACTAAGAGAATATTATGAACTATGCGAGGGCGGCGTCTGTCAGGATTTATTGACGGAGGCTGAAAAGCGTTTTGTCTCTGAGGGCGGCATGATTCTGTCTGGTGTAATGCAAAAGTCAGATACACAAAATGGAAACGGCCGCGTCTATCCGCATAAAGTATTGATGCGCGAAGTCGAAAATTATAAGAAGCTAGTAAAAGAACGTCGAGCTTTAGGCGAACTGGATCATCCTGATGATTCTGTTATTAATTTAAGAAACGCTTCTCATATGGTCACCGATGTGTGGTGGAATGGTAAAGATGTGATGGGTAAGGTTCAAGTCTTAAACACACCTTCTGGTGGAATTCTGCGTTCGCTTGTGGAGTCCGGCGTCAAGCTGGGGATATCTTCAAGGGGTATGGGCTCCGTTAGCGAGAATCAAGGAAGCACAATCGTCGAAGACGATTTTCAGCTAATTTGCTTTGACTTTGTTTCTGAGCCTTCGACTCCCGGCGCCTACATGATGAAAGAAGCCAAGGATTTATCGACACCCAACATCATAACAAAAGCAGACAGAATTAACAGACTATTAAACGAGGTATTAAACGATGAGTAACTGGTCAAGTTTTGAGAAAGATAAGAAGTACGCCGACAAATGGCGAGATTTTTTAATTGAAAACGAAGAAGAAGAAATTGAGTTGGACGAGGGGGTGTGGGATAGGATAAAAACTGCCGGCGCAGCCGGAGTGGCATCCGCAAAGGATGCCTGGCACGGCCATGGAGTACAACAGCAGTTTAAGAAAGGCGCCAAGGCGCGCGCTGCCATGGCAGCCTCCGGCGCCAAGGTGGCCGACTTTAGCACAGACCTGGCCACCACCGGCCAAGTGACAGGTTCGGCTCCTCCCTCGGAGCCCGAGGCCACCGCGGGTGCAGTCGCGCTGTTCACCGGAGATAACGCACTTTACTCGAAGCTTTTTAGCACAATCCTTGCGCGCTTCAAGAATAAGGAAGTGGCCGGCTCCCCGATACAGCTTGATAAGGCCGCGGTCCAGAACACAGTCAAGCAGATCTTAAAGGACCTATCCGCACAGTTAAGAGCCAACGGTCTCAAAGTTCAAGAGTCAAACATTCCTATGTTGGCTGATTTGATTGTTGAAGAACTTGAAAGAACGTTGCTGATCGAGGCTTCTAAGTCCAGCAAACGCCGCGAAAGAGATTATGCTCGTTCGCTTAAAGGTAGCAAGATGGGAACAGACACATCTCACACTAGTACTGCGACCGCGGGCCGCGGGAAGAAAGGGAACAAGGCCGAAAAGTGGGTGGCCGCCGGGAAACCAGAACTCACAACAGTTAACGGCAACAACCTTGTTACTAGAGATTCCGATCATTATGCTAATGCCAAGAAGGGCACGCTGAAACCTGCCGCTCTAGAGCTTGCAAAGGCTCAAGTAGCATGGTTGCAACAAAATAAACCCGATCAGGGAATTCCCGATATGCTAACTAAGGCGGTTCAAACAACCGAAGCCGATCCTCAAGCCAAGCATTATGGTGGAGATAAGACTGGCACCGGCTCTAGAGTGGCCCCCACGAAGGGTCAAGTCGACGCCGGCAGAGCAGTCGGAGGCAAGATTACTGCCCTGATTGGTCAAGCTGCTGGTGCTGACATCCAAGATCGCGAGATGCGCAAGATGGTTACAGCCGATATTCAGCAAGATCTCAAAGCAATCATAATGAAGATCGTTAAGCCACACTTACAGAAGCATTTGCAAAACAAAGGTATTAAATTAAGAGAGACCAAGGCGAGGACAAATGAAAAAAAGTGAACTTAAAACTTTAATAAAACCTTTGGTTAAAGAGTGTATTCACGAAGTCCTCTTAGAAGAAGGGCTCCTTTCAAATGTTGTAGCAGAAGTTGCGAAAGGGATGCAAGCAGCGCCCCTGGTGGAGAATCGGGCCCCCGTCAACGTGGCGAAAAAGACCCAGGATTCCAGAATCAAACTTGCAGAGCACCGGAAAAAGATGCTGGATGCCGTTGGCAGAGATGCATACAATGGTGCCGATCTGTTTGAGGGCACCACACCAATCGCCGCAAATCAGCCCCAAGCAGGCGCCCCCGATCTTGGAGATCCGCGTGACTCCGGCGTTGACATAAGCGCGTTGGTTGGCGCCGGCGCACAAATCTGGCAGAACATGAAGTAGGGAGTTCGAGTGGGAAATAAAGCAGCACACGTAGTTGTACGTTCTAAAGAAACCAGAGGGAATGCCGAAAGGATGATCCGCCGGTTTATTAAAAAGACAAAGAAAGCTAAAATTATAGAACAAGTCAGGGATAGAAGGTATTATAAAAAACCATCAGTTAAGAAGAAAGAGAAGAAACAAAGGGCCATCCGTGCCGCCGCGCGGGAGCAACAAAAAAAGTTAAAGGCACAAGAAAGACGCAATAGAAAAAAATAGAGACTATTTATATTGAAAAGCCCATTAAGACAGGAGAAGCATCATGGCAGGAAGTTGGAATTTAGAAGCCGGTTTAAATCACGTTGGCGCATATCAAGTAAGTGGCCGACCATTTGCTAGCGGCAGTATTAATGCGAAGCATGGTCTGCGCCCTGGGGGACACGAGATTCAGTTTCCGTACGTAGCAAAATGGTTTAAAGTAATTAATAATGATGAGACAAATATTTGCAAGGTAGCCTTTTCTGTTTCTGGCATGACGGGTTCAAACAATTTTTTTACGGTTGATGCGGCAGACTTCGACGCGTTTGGCGCGGGAAACAGCGGTGTACTAGATTTGAAAGTGTCTTCCATATGGATTTCGGGCTCTACCGATGTTGATGTGGTCGCTGGTTTAACAACCATCAATAAGGCCAGAACTGCCACCGATGCTGGAATCAACTGGTCAGGCTCGTCTGGGGTAGGATAGCCCATGGCGAAGTTTGGCTGGGCATATATAAATTGCACCGAGGACACCGATTATTCGGGCGGCCCAAGTGGTTCCATCCAATTTATGGCCGGAGATGTGAGCGGTAGTACGACAGGCTCCGGGTTCTTCACATTTTATACTGCCTCTGCTTACGGCCATCATGAAAACCATCTGATCCTCTCGGGCAACATGACAATCACAGGCGCCCTTAGCGCTAGTGTGATTCACTACACCGATGTATCGCGCATCGATGCTACGGGTTCGACGTTCTTCGGAAATAGTTACGACGATATCCACAGAAGGACCGGCAGTCTTGAAGTGTATGGGAGGAACATCTGGGACGGAGTGACACAGCTTGAATCAATTTTATCTGCTAGCGCCTATAGTGGTCAAGTAAAAGTAGGCGGCTTTGGTGGTAGATATAGGAATGTCACCAGCAGCCACTACACTGCATCAACTCATGAATATATCCTCGGCATTGCAACCCCTTTCACAGGGGGAACGGATCCTGTTAGATTGACTATTCCAACTGCATCGATGTTTGGCAGCGGCGGAATGCTGATAGTCAAAGATGAAGTTTCAAATCGCGGCGGCTCAAGCATTGTGCTTACGCGCTCTGTGACTGATACGAACACTATCGATGGCGCAGCGTATTATACTTTAACAGGCACATTGCCGGCAATTAGTTTATATTCAAATGGATCGAACTGGTTCGTCTTCTAGTTAAACTTAGGTGGGATATCGGGACAAAAGGAACTTAATGAAGTTTGAGACAAGCAAAGGCACTATTTATATCGGAGGGCGCAATTAATGGCCTATAACACCAAGAAGGGGTCGCAGCATTCTGGAGACATTCAGTATGAAGGCGCCCCTAACGATATTCAGATTGATTTCGAAGATGACTCTATTGGATTAAAGACCGGCGGTACAACAAGGGTTCTTGTTACTGATACGGGCCTCTCCGGCTCAGGCACACTTCACGCCGACGGCGCAACCACAATTGCCAACACTCTTGCCGCCACAGGCTCCATCACCGCCGGCACAACCATCACCGCCGGCAGTGGTCTTCTGGGCAACACTTTGGACATTGGCAATGCCGCCCTGGTTGTCACTCCTGCTGGAAACCTATCCGGCTCAGGCACACTTCACGCTGACGGCGCAACCACAATTGCCAACACTCTTGCCACCACAGGCTCCATCACCGCCGGCACAACCATCACCGCCGGTACCGGCCTTCTGGGAAA